AGTTCATCAGGAAATATGAAAACTGTGGATCTCCTGTGAGCCATTGGTCTTGGACTCCAGTGGCGGCAAGTCTCAAACGACCTGACATTCCTATAGTATGTGAGTAAAATTTTGTTAAATAAAACGAAACACTACTGTAGAATGAATCTTCAGTTGAGGAAATTCAAACCTGAGACGATATCAGATGATAGGGTTTGTGTATTTATTGGTAAGCGTAACACCGGTAAGTCAACTCTAGTCAAGGATATCATGTACCATAAGAAACATCTTCCAGCTGGTATAGTACTCTCGGGAACAGAGGAGGGTAACCATTTTTATTCGGATTTCATACCAGATCTCTTTATTTATGGTGACTACGACCGAGACGCTATAGAGAGGGTCATGGCCAGACAAAGAAAATTGGTAGGTGCGGGTAAAACAAATTGCGGAGCTTTTATGCTCCTTGATGACTGTATGTATGATTCAAAGTTCCTCAAGGATACGTGTATACGACAATGCTTTATGAACGGTAGGCACTGGAAGATCTTCTTCATGTTGACCATGCAGTACGTGATGGACCTCCCACCAGCACTACGAGCTAATGTGGATTATGTATTTATTTTGAGAGAAAACATTATCCAGAACAGAGAGAAGTTGTACAAATCATTCTTCGGTATCTTCCCCTCCTTTGATATGTTTTGTAAGGTGATGGATGCCTGCACTGAGAATTATGAATGCCTGGTCCTGGATAACACTGTAAAGTCTAATAAGATTCAGGATTGTGTCTTCTGGTACAAAGCAACCGTAAGGAAAAACTTTAGAGTGGGAAGTCCAGACCTTTGGAAACTTCACAAAAAGATGTTCAATCCCAAGTATCTTCAACAGAAAGAGGATGATGCTAAGAAGGCTACCAAAAAGACAAATCTCAAGATTACAAAGACGAAGTGACAGGCTGCGTCACTCACATATCTAGAAAACATATGAGTATATCAGATGTCTACTGATATAAATACTCTCAATCTCGCTGACAACGGTGATGGAATGGTACCCTTAAATGATAATCCAACGACAAACTTTGCCCCTCCACCACCAAATCGGGAAGCGTTTTCGCAACCTGAAAAAAATGTGAGTCAAAGTAAAGAGACTACGATGGATTCTACTCCCATTAACGATATTATGATGGATGCCCCGATGATGATGGATGAGCCCAAGATGCAGGGTATGATGCCCCAGATGACCGCCCCCAATCCTCAGGGTGCTTACGCTGCCCCCCAGGCGCAGCAGGCCAAGCCAGAGAGCAAGAACCCCCTCAATCTCACCGATGATCAAATGATCGCCCTCGTTGCGGGTGCCGCTGCTGCCCTCGCGGTGTCTAAGCCTGTTCAAGACAAGTTGGTGACTTCTATTCCCAAGTTCCTTAACGAACAGGGGAGTAGGAGCATGGTTGGTCTTGCGTCTACCGGTGTAGTTGCGGCTATTGTCTTTTACTTCGTGAAGGACTACGTCGTGAAGCCCTGATTTTCCCAACCCATATTAGAATAGATTGATTTATCTAAACCCGAATAGTAGGTAATTAAAGCTCCCAAGGACAACATTCCCATGAGCAAGGCATTCGTTTTAAGTGTCTTGCCCTTGTCGGTTCCGTATTCTTTGAGATCTTCCCCAGTCTTTTTGAATAACCTGTTAAAAACGTAAGTGAGAACCAGTGCAATCACACTTGTAGCGAAAAAGAACTGGCGATCCACCGCGAGTTGGGGAACACGCCCCACCATCATGTGAAACACGTTGGGAATCACTATAGTCAACCACACCAGGTTTAGATAATAGTTGTTAATAATGTTTGGTACCTGGGTAACACCATAAATAGCGACCCAGTACCCAATCGCAACTAACAAAACGTTCATTGGTGTCTTCATTTGATATGTATAAAGATTATTTATCCTGTATGTGCTGACCACAGAACTTTGTCTTATCTGGTATCTTTTCGTATATACCGAGGTCAACACATATGTCCCGAAGTTCTATGTAGTTTTCCCAATATTGATCCGAGTGGGAATACTCTTCAACTGTACAATGAGCCAATTCGTGGATGAGGACGTGGAAGATTTCATTCGGAGAACCACCCAAACACACAACAATCTCAGCACCTTTGTTCGTGTTGTATCCCACTGTACCATTCATCGCGGTCACACCGGTGATGGGAACACATCTCTTCAACATATGAAATTTTTCGTGATCTGTGTCAGTGATGTGCTTCCTGAGAATTTCATACTTCTCTTTGACCTCAACGAGCTCCTGTGGTTCCTGGGTGATGGCGAGTATATACGCATTGATAATGAGGAGTACAAGTAACGCGATCATCTCTTATATACAAATATAAATTTACTATACAGTTCTGAAATTGGATTTCCGGTGAGACCCTCCCACATCTCCAATTTGAACCCCAACTCTTCTAAATGAGTCACGAGAAGGTCTTTGTACGCAACCGGTTCTGCACGTGGTCCGCCTGCATAGAAGGGTGTGTCCACCAGGTTTACAAATAACTTCTCGCCAAAACCCCCATTTCCGTGGTCCTTCATTAGGAAGAAATTACCCATGTCATCCTTGAGGGGTGTTCTAAACATAATCTTTTCAGAATCTGGGATGATCCCAATGAGACGTGCACCGGGTTTCATTCTCTTTTTGATTTCTCTGATTGATGTGAAAAATGTTTCCTTCGTTTGGAAAATATAGTGAAGTGAAAAGTTGTAGCATAGGATATCATACTTCCTATTCGGACACTTATGAATGTCACCCTCGTAGAAGTTCACCCTCATATGCATATTTTTAGCGCGGGACTTGGCCTCTATGAGAGCTTCTGACTCTGGATCACACATACTCATATTGGCACCACACTTGTGCCACTTCTGAAGATCCCCTCCAAAACCACAACCAACGTCTAGGATCTGATCACCATCTCTAGTGACAGATTGGATCAGATCCCTCTTGGCGTTGTTGTGGTTTTTTCGGATTTCCTCCATCTTATGATTTTTACGTTTTATTTCTTTTACTTAGGTTTGGATATCAAACTTATTAAGAGTAGATTAGAGACTCAAGGTAACTTGACTTCCACATCTTCCAGTGAAATTGTAGATGAAGGTAACCAATTAAACAAGTAATAATGAACACTAGAACTTCCAGGAAGAAACTTCTGCTTCTCTAGATTTGGTACATCCTTACCAATGTCTAAAGTAGTAAACAAATCGTAACCCAGATTTTTAGCAATGAGGAATGCATCATTGAACACGTCACCGACTATATAAAATGAATACGCCTGGTAAATTGTAGATGTACCATCTTTCCGTTCATTCGGTATGTCATAGAATGAAATGAAGGTATCATCTGAATCATTTATATATGAATTCGCTGGAAGTATCCAATGTTTTACCCAAGTTTTATCAATCACTGGGGCAATCTTGAACTTCTTGAAATGATTTTGTAATATCTTGGTGACCCTCGGAATGTCCCCTGTATGCATTTTCCTAAACTGAGAAGTACCGCGAACTTCAAGATACTTCTGTTTCGTTTTATTTGCAACCTTGTAGAATCCGATATCCGAAAGTTTCTTGACATTGAGGATACGATGCCAATATGTTGATTTCACAAGGGGTGTTGGTATTTTAGTCACAGCTGTGTATACAGCCTGCCACACACCCTTTGTATTAGCGATTCGTTTCATCTCACCTATCAAAAGTGGTGCAAAACCCATAGTTCTGAAATCATCATGGACACAAAGGAAATTAATCTGAACCATGTTTAGTACGTCTTCACAAACACGCACCTTGTTTGGAACACTAGATATGAACCCAATAAGTTCTTGCGTCTCGTCATGAACAATACCCCTATTTTCATAACCCTGTGACTCAGCTGCCCACTTCAGGGTTTCTAGAGAATACCTAAGAATATTACTCTCATTCGCCAAATAATAATTGGTAAGAAGTGGATGGGCTTCTTCAACGGAACACACTTTCCATGAAAATCCATCGGGAAGCTTTATAGGTTCTTCAACAACTTTCTTATCCTTTTCAATCTCCCGTCCCTTTTCGTAGTTGACACCTTCTTGTGGAACCGGTTGCTTATCCCAAAAAGTTCTCATTATTATTCAATAACATAATTCTTTTAAGTTGGCTTAAAGTTTTGGACACTGTATAGTGTATAATATGTCTCTCGAGCAGGATTACACTACCGTCCCCGGACAGCTCTATGCGTGCCTTTCCGTCGTAGGCCCCGAGGCTCCCCAAAAGAATGATAAGTTTGGTATTAAGATTCGCGGCGCTTTTGCCTCTCGTGATGAGGCTGCCTCTCACGCGAAGCGTCTTCAGAAGGAGGATTCCACCTTTGACATCTATGTCGTTGACATGTACAAGTGGCTTCTCATCCCACCCGATCCTCTAAAGATTGAGGATGTCCATTACACTAACGAGAAGCTTGAGGAGATTATGGTTGGTTACAAGGAGAATCAGAGTGAGGCCACCCGCCTCTTCAACGAACGTAAGCGGGACATGATGGAGTCTAAGAGCTTCCTCAAGCCAGGTGATGAGAATTCCAAGTTTTATACAAAGCCTGATGAGCCACCTCTCAGCCACCCAGCTGATGTCATTGAGCGTCTCAAGAAGGAGAAGCCTGATGCCCAGATGGAGGACCTCGTCAAGGAGGCTGACGAGATTGTCGCGAAGGAGGTTGAGGAGCGACGTAAGAAGCGCGAGGCCGAGGCTGCAGCCGAGGCTTCCACGAGTGGTACCATCAAGGAATCTGAAGAGGAGGGTGAACCGGAGGTTTCTTCTAACTAATTAAAAAAATATCCACATACAGTAAACAAAATGTGGAAAATAGTTGTTACTATCATTTTGACGAGTATATTCTTCGTTTTGTTTTTTGAACCGTATTTAAAATTCAATATTGACTTCAATTCAAAAAACAAAGTGAGTACAGCGAAAGGTTTTATTGAGGATACTAGGGATGCATTCATAATGCCGAGATACCCCACACAGGTTATGGATCGTGATATAACAGGTGAATTACAACCCGTCTATGGTGACATTGGGACATTTGTGGGATACTCGAGTGTTTCTGAGGATCACTGGCTACATGGATTCCCCCATGAAAGTGGTAAATTGGAAGTTCCTGATGAAACGAAAGAACAAAAATTACAGAGACGTTTAAACGAAATTAAGCGTACTTAAGAATGACAGGCTGCATGGTCTTACCCATGAAAAAGCCCA